GGGGGGTCCGCACACAGCCCACAGTGCTCTTCATCGCCACCCTCTTAAAAATTCCTCCGGGGGTTAAAAATCAAAATGGAATTACAAGAAGTACTATGAAAGGGGTGACAAAGGGTACAAAAGTGCAAACGAAGTATCCAGAACTATATGACACAAGGTGCACAAATTGTAGACATGCTGGAACACGTATTGGCTATGGTTTTAAATCCTGGGGTTTTAACCGTGCTAATTACCGTTTACGGCTTAATCAGAACGGGGTTCCTCAACCTCACAAAGAAAATGACGGAGAAACAAGACGATATGTTGGAGGTCTTAACTAAACGTATCGATGATATCGAAAAGCGTGAAGAGAAATTTGAGAAATCCATTAAGCGTGAGTTGATTCGCCAAGAATTTAAATCAGCTATAGAGTCGGAGAGTGTCACAGAACGTGAACTCTTTGACATCTATGAACAATACAAAGAACTCGGTTTAACCGAATACGACAAACGACGTATGGAACAATACCTGGAGCAAAAAGACGCAAGAGGAGATAAATAAAATGGAACAAATCCAAACATACATTAACTATGTAATTTTAGTATTAACTGTATTACCAGTAGTAATTAGTGTTGTCCGCTATTTAGGCACAATCACTAAGAGCAAAGCATTGTTAGCTATCGCTGACCAAGCAACTAACATCGTCTTAGCTATTGAGCAAACTGGTATTACTGGTTCTGCTGCTAAGAAACAAAACGCTGCTCGTCAATTAGAAGCTGTTGCTAAATCATTAGGTATCTCACTATCTGCTGATGAAATTTCAACTATGATTGAGAAGTCAGTTTATGAGATGAACCAAAATAAACCAGAGAAACCAGCTACTGAAGAAGATACAGTTCGTATGGTATCACTATTCGATGAGGTGACACCGGATGGCGAAGCGTAAGAAAGCTGTACCCATTGCTAGCACTAAGACCGTTGAACAAATGGATAGAGAGTGCCAAGTAATTGCAATGGAGACTGCACTTCAACAATTAAAAGCGGGCACTGCTCCACCTTCATTGGTCAACTACTTCGTAAAGAAAGCTGACAAGAATGAGAACTGGAACATTATCGCTAAGCAAGCTGACGCTGAGTTGAAGATGGCTAAGAAAGAACAAATCGAAAGAGAGAAAGACGAACGTTCTTCTTCTAAAGAAGCTATCGACGCACTTCGTTCATACCAACCAACGGATGGTCTGTAATGAAATGCTACTCAGACTTAATCAAAATAGATTCATTTAAAGGACGGGTTGAATACCTGTCTCTAAAAGGATTAGAATACGATATACCTCGCGCTATCTCGAATAGATTTTACAAATCAAAGCTATGGCTCGATGTGCGTGCAGATATTATCGCTAGGGACTTGGGATGTGATTTGGGATTCCCGTTACAGACAATTAACACTAAAGTTATTGTCCATCACATTAACCCATTAACAGTGGAAGACATTATTACGTTATCTCCTAAGTGTTTCGACCCAGAGAATTTGATAACCGTCTCCATTGATACACACAATATTATTCACTATGGTTCGACTGACGACATTTATGAAGAACGTCGACCTGGTGATACAAAACTATGGTAAGGAGGTGAATTAGTTATGAAAAGAAAACTTATTAAAAAGACTTTGAACATCAGTACCTATAATCGATTTGATAAAGTATATCCTACAAATGAGATTTATTCATACGATAAGAACAGTGCTCGCATTGAGATTTCATTTGTGAACAAAGTTGTTGACGCCAATGTAGTATGTCTATTAATCTTTAGAAAGACGCAACAGAAATTAGAAACTATTGCTGTTAAAGAAAATGACCATTACTACTTTGATTTCGATGCTAAATGGATTCATGAAGATGATATAGTCGATGTACATGTTTATTTAAATGAAATATCGGAGAATAGCGATGTTGGTAAATTCGCCTTCTCAGTGAAGATGTCGGAAATCGATAAGATGGCTGATGCACCTCTAGTGGAACGTCGTTCTGGTAGAGTAGTGGAATTGTCTGATATCGTAACCAAAGCTGACCTTGAACAAATCAAGACAATCGTTGGCCCTCCTGGACCAAAAGGTGAAGACGGTGCACCCGGACCCATGGGACCTCAAGGGGAACAAGGTATTCAAGGCCCTCCTGGACCAAAAGGTGACAATGGAGAACGTGGTATCGATGGGTTACCAGGACCTAAAGGAGAACAAGGTATGCAAGGGTCTCCTGGAGAACGTGGACCCAAGGGTGAGAACGGAGAAACCGGACCAATGGGACCTCCAGGACCCAAAGGTGAAGACGGACGACCTGGTATTCAAGGAGAACGTGGACCTATTGGACCCGCTGGCGAACAAGGACCCATGGGCCCTACCGGACTTCAAGGGCCTCCAGGACCGATTGGACCTAAAGGAAATGACGGTGTCCCTGGACCATCTGGACCTCGTGGTGAGGATGGACAACCCGGACCTGCCGGAGCCCAAGGTATTCAAGGCCCGCCTGGCCCTAAAGGTGACCCAGGAGTAGGTATTCCACAAACGCTATCACTTAGTGGAAACATCTTAGCGTTATCAAATGGTGGTGGTTCTGTAACTTTACCAGCTTCTGGTCAAAATGCATCTACTTCGTCTAGTGAACTTACTGGTACTGGTATGCCGAATGGACGTGTCAACGGTACGTTAGGTCAAACCTATGTTGACACAGCTAAGACAAACGGTGCTTTGAAGTGGATTAAACGTACATCTTCAGGTAACCAAGGCTGGGCGGTGTTAGATGGAGATACGGGTTGGAAGAACATAAACATACTATCTAAACTAGGCAATTCTTATTTACAAGTACGAAGAGTTAATAATACAGTAACTTATCAATTCGGCGGATTACAATGGGGTTGGTTTGGTATTGTAAGACGGGGCAACCCGGCGTTTATTGGACATCCAGGAAACCGTGAAAAGAAATGTTTCCTTATAGCGAATGGTGGTATACCTATGGGGTATAGATCTGCCAGTTCGATGATTGGTCAGATTTTCAACGACGACGGTATTCCATATGGAACGTGGTACCTAGGTGGTGTTACTGATGCAAATCACTTACGTTTCCAATTCACAGACCCAGTACCAACCGATAGAGATATCGGAGATATCAGGGTTTCTAAAATATCTTACATCACTGACGACCCTTGGCCAACAAATTAATAAGGAGGAACATAAATGACAACAGTTTATGAAATGAATACAAGTGCTGAGTACTTAGCAGACAATGGTATCGGAGCTGACCACGACGGTTACTTCGGTTCTCAATGCGTAGACTTAATCAACTACTTACTATATAAACATTTCGGTGTTGAACTAGGCGGTAATGCTATCGACCTATTAAACTCAGCGGCAAACGCTGGACTAAACGTAGTGTATGACGCTCCAGGACTTGCTCCACAAGCAGGAGCATTTTTTGTAATGGAAACTTACGCACACCCTTATGGTCATACTGGTTACGTATACCAAGATTCAGACGGGTACACTATGAAGACTGTCGAACAAAACGTTGACGGTAATTCTGATTCATTAGAAAACGGTGGACCTGCTCGTTATTGTACTCGTAATTTCAATGAATCTTGGGGTAGAGTTATTGGATGGTTCTATCCAAACTATGATGAACCCGAATCAACACCTACATCTAATTCAGTTGAAGGAAAACTAAAAGACGAAGATGGAACTATGTCGGTTACAGTATCTGCTTTAAACGTTCGTACAGCTCCATCATTGTCGGCTGATGTAGTTGCCTTGTATGATGAAGGCGAAGAATTCCGCTATGACTCAGTATACTCTGCTGAAGGATATATTTGGGTATCATACATCGGACAATCTGGCGAACGTCGCTATGTAGCTGCTGGAGTCGCAAATGCTAGCGGTAATGTAAATGTAGAACCTTACGGAACTTTCTACTAGGATGGTAAATCAAAATGACTATATTATCCGAATTAAAAACCGTCATTATTGGATATGACGACGGTACAGAAGCCTTCAACGATGAGTTAGTGCTACATCTAAGTAACGCATACGGTGACTTATTGGAGATTGAAGCGGTTCTTCCTACGGATGATTTAGCTAATGCTGAGTACGCTCATATCCTTAAACCTACTACGGATGCTGCTTATCCTCATTTGGTTAAGCAATACATCTACACTAGTGTGAAACTAGGGTTCGACCCTCCAGCAGTTTCAACACTAACTACGTTACTCGACAATAAGAAGAAAGAACTTATCTATCGACTAACGTATCTAAAAACTGAGGAAGGAGGGACCGAAGGTGGACGATAATTTATATCACCATGGTGTCAAAGGTATGAAGAAGGGTATTCGTAAACCCAAACTAAATACTATGACCGCTGAACAGATTGTTGCACGAAAGAAAGAACTACTTGGACATTTGAAAGAACTTCGTAGAGAAGTAAACTATCAACCTGAAAAGCGTAAAAAGAAGGAGAAGAAGTCTATTGACCAAATCCGTAAAGAAGCGGAACTCCGTAAGAAACGATTGATTGCCGAAATGCGTCGTAAGATGCAAGGTGATGCATGGGACGCTCAGGTTAAGTCCGGTAAGTTCGGAAGTCTTGTTAAGACATCTCAGTCTCGTAAGAAGAAACGTGCCTCTGGTGTTGATATAAGAAAATTCGTAGCCCTTCGTAAAACACGAATGAGTGAAGTAAAACATTCAGACGAAGAACTTTTACACTACGGTGTCAAAGGTATGCGTCACGGTATTCGACGTTGGTTAGAGAAGCGTAAAGCTTTATCGGATGCTAGAAAAGCACATAACGCTGCTACAAAAGAGCAACGAAATGCTATTAAATCGACGTATAAAAAATCGCGGAAAGAACTTAGAAAATCTCTCCGTGGTATGAAGAAAGAATACCGTAAAGGTAACGGTAAAATCGTATTCAACGAAAATTATCGCGGACTAAAAGGTATTCGTAAAGCGCTTAATAACAGAAAGACGGTCAAGTATCTTGCTGAAACTCATGGTAAAGATTTAGCGAAATTGACTATATCTAAGAAGTTATTCAAGAAAGCGAAGAAACGTTACAAGAGAGAACAAGTAAGAGCGTTCAAAATGGAAAGAAGAAATGCACTGAAGGCTTTAAAGTTTAAAGGCGTTGTCCACTCCGACTATAAAGTAGTTCTTCTACATCACGGTATTTTAGGTCAACGCTGGGGTATTCGTCGACGTTTACGTAATGCATCGTTAAACTTAAAGAGTAAATTAAGAACGCGTCATGCTAAGAAACTATCTACGGATGACCGATTCAAGAAGAAACTCAGCAAGAAACGTAAGATTTCTGAAATGAGTGATGATGAGCTACGTGCAAAAATCGCTCGTATGAAATTAGAAGGCGATTATAAGAAAGCCGTGAAAGACAGCGGTAAAGGTATAAGCGGTAAGATTAACAAAATCTTAGAAACACAAGTTGGATATACTAAAGATGGTAAGGCTAAGAAGCTCGGACCAGTATTGGCTGAGAAACTTATTAACACCGCATTCAGCAATGATGAAGTGAACAAAGCATTATCAAGTATAGCAACTCGTGGAACTAAATCGCTTAAGTCTAAACTTAAAGAGCATACTTACACGTTATCTAGAAAGAAAAAGAAAGGACAATGGAAATAAAATAGATGTTATCAAACACTGCTACGCCTAAAGAATACGCTCTCTTCAGAGATAGTGTGTTACGTGGTGAAGTACCGATTAATCAAGAGGTTTCACTCCAGATGAACCTTATAGACCATTTAATTGCAAGTCCGGAGTATTATTACGACGATAAGGCAATAGATGGATTCATTAAGTTTTGTGAGTCTGAGATGACACTGACTGATGGGTCTGATTTAACACTATTACCGTCCTTTAAACTCTGGGCTGAAGACCTATTAGCTTGGTTCTATTATACCGAAGAAAAAGTCTTCGACCCGGTACAAAAACGCTATAAGCACATGATGGTTAAACGACGTCTACGTAAGAAACAATATCTTATCGTTGGACGTGGTGCAGCCAAATCTGTATATGCATCACTTATTCAAGCTTACGGCTTATTAATTGATACAAATACGACTCACCAAATTGTAACGGCTCCAACTATGAGACAAGCCGATGAGACTATGTCTCCTATTAAAACAGCTATCGCAAGGAGCCGTGGTCCGCTGTTCAAATACTTAACCGAAGGTAACGTTCTATCGACAAACATCGCTAATAAACAACGTCTCGCTTCTACTAAGAAAGGGATTGAAAACTTTATTACGAACTCACTCATCGAAGTACGTACAATGAGTATCGACAAATTACAAGGTGCTCGTTCTAAGTACAACACGGTAGACGAATGGCTCTCCGGAAAGGTTAAGGAAGACGTTATCGGAGCTTTAGAGCAAGGAGCGTCTAAGAATAAAGACTACATCATCGTGGCGACTTCATCTGAAGGTACAGCCCGTGATGGTGTTGGTGATACAATCAAAATGGAATTACTTAGCTATTTGCACGGTGAAGTTTATAACCCACACGTCTCGATATGGTATTATAGACTTGACCATGTAAGTGAAGTAGCTAATCCAGAAATGTGGTTGAAAGCCAACCCCAATATCGGAGCCACTGTTTCTTATGAAGCATACCAACTCGATGCCGATACTGCCGCTACGGTCCCTGCTAAACGTAACGACATATTAGCAAAACGTTTTGGAATTCCGGTCGAAGGTCAAACATATTACTTCCAGTACGAAGAGACCTTACCAACAAGACATAAACAAAATTATGATGGACTCGAATGCGTTATGGGCGCTGACTTATCACAAGGTGACGACTTCTGTGCGTTTACATTCATCTTCCCGCTTTCCCACGGGTATGGAATTAAAACACGGTCTTATGTTTCCCGACATAAGTATAATAAGTTACCAACAGCGATGCAAATGAAGTATGACGTCTTTGTAAAAGAAGGTACCCTTGTCATCATGGACAAAAATTACCTCGACTTAAATGAGGTCTATGAGGACCTCGACATGCATATTCAAGCAAGGGATTACCAAGTCATAGGGCTGGGTTACGACCCGTATAACGCAGAAGTGTTCCTACGTTGTTGGGAACGGGATTATGGCTCGTACCATACGGTGAAGGTACGTCAAGGTGCAAGAACTGAGTCGGTACCATTAGGTGAAATTAAAGCTATGGTTGAAGATAAGTATATGGTGCATGACGAAGAGCTTATGAAATTCGCAATGGGTAATGCTATTGTGATTGAAGATAATAATGGAAACATGAAACTTTCCAAACGGAGAGCGTCTGAGAAAATCGATAACGTTTCGGCGTTAATGGATGCTTGGGTCGCTTTCAAAGAACTTAAGGAGGTCTTCGGGTGAAATTCCTAGATAGAATAACACATGCTTGGAACGTGTTTTCTGGTCAAGAGACGTACCAGCATACAACCGACTTCGGACCTTCGTCTTCTCGTTCGGAATTCACTATTCCACGATACAGAAGTACTGAAATTCTGTCATCGGTATTTAGTCGAATTGCGATTGACTGTTCAATGGTTGACCTTTCTCAGATTAAAGTTGACGAGAACCCATCGAACGATTCAGTAGTTCAAAATGGATTGAATTACTGTTTAAAGTATGAGGCGAATGCCGACCAATCTAACATTGCGTTTATGCAAGACCTCATCTACTCGATGTTTGATGAAGGTGTTGTCGCGGTAGTTCCTACGGAAACAAACGTAGACCTGCGAAAGAACGCAACTGTCGATATTCTGGAGATGCGTATTGGTAAGATTACCCAATGGTACCCAGAACATGTAAAGGTAAACCTATATAACCCGAAACTCGCTAAACGAGTAGATGTAGTTTTACCAAAAAACAATGTGGCAATTATTGAAAACCCATTCCGTGAAATTGTTAATGATTCAAACTTAACTCTGCGTCGTTTACTTGATAAACTCGCAATCATTGACAAGTCTGACCGGAACTTGGCTAGCAACAAGCTAGATATCATATTGCAAATGCCGTATGCTACACGCAACAAGTCCTTCAAAGACCGTGCTGTTGACTCTATCCGTAATTTGGAAGAGCAATTAACTAAAAGTCCGCACGGTATTGGATACATTGACTCACAAGAGAAAGTTATCCAATTAAACCGTCCGTTGACAAACGGTATCTTAGAAGAGATTAAAGACCTGAAGAAAGACTTGTACAGTCAATTCGGTATTACGGAGAATATCCTAAACGGTACAGCCAATGAGATGGAAACTCGTGCCTACTATAGTAGAACGATTGACCCAATCATCACGGCTATTGCTAAAGAGTTTGAGCGTAAGTTCATCTCTAAAACAGCACGTACTCAAGGAAACTTCATTGCGATTCAAAGAGACCCATTCAAGCTTGTTCCAACTGAACAACTTGCGACCATGGTGGATACCTTTATTCGTAATGCGGTAATGACTCCTAACGAAGCTCGTTCAATTCTTGGTTTCCCACCGTCTGAGGATGAAAATGCTAACCGCCTTTACAATCCTAACATGGCGATGGATAAACAAGTTGCGGGCTCAGAAGACCCAGAGTTGGCTGCGCTTGAGCAACAGGTCGCTGATGCGGAAGCTCAAAATGGCTATGAAAACTATGGGGAGGAGGACGAATAGTGCCAAAAGGATACGACTTCGCCGGTTGGGTTACGAAGAATGATACTTTGTGCTCAGACGGTGTAGTTATTAAACAGGGTGCTTTTGCTGGTGAAACACCAAGTGAAGTGCCGTTAGTATGGAACCACCAACATAACGACGTTACTAGCGTTTTAGGGAAAGTAGTTCTCGAACACCGCGATAAGGGTACTTATGGTTATGGTTACTTTAACGATACAGACTCTGCCTTACATGCTAAGCAATTAGTAAAAGAAGGTACAATTAAGGCTATGTCTATCGCTGCTAACAAAATTAAACGTGACGGCAATAATGTTGTTCACGGTAAAATCTTTGAGGTCAGTCTAGTATTGACAGGAGCAAATCCTGGAGCAAAAATTGAAGAATTTGTAGCTCACTCAGAGTATGGCGAAGAAATGAACTTCGTTATTTATCAACCTGCTGAACTAATTCATTCAGCTGAAGATGAACAAGAGGAGGACACAGTAGTGGACGAAACTAAAGAATTATCAGTCGAAGAAATCTATGATTCTATGACGCCTGAACAACAAGCATTAGTTGATGCCCTAGTTGCAGAAGACGAAGAACCAGAAGTTTCTGAACCTGAACAAAAAGAACCTGAAACAACGGAGGATAATATGGTAAGACAATCAGCGTTTGATTCTCAATCAACACCAAACGAACAAGTGTTAACTCACGCAGACTTAACACCACAATTAGTTGCTAGCGCATCTAGTGAAACTGGAACATTAAAAGATATCTTAAAACACAACGGAATTAAGAATATCGAAATGTTATTCCCAGAAGCAGAGTTATCTAAGAAAGAACCAGAACCATTCCGCAACAATATGTTGGGAACTGAGAAAATCTTAGGTGGCGTTCATAAGAAACCAATGACTCGCTTCAAACATCGTTTCGCTAATATGACTGAAGAACAAGCTCGTGCTCGTGGTTATATTACAGGAACACAAAAATTAGAAAGTGTTATCGACTTCTTTGAACGTGAAGCAGCACCTCAAACTGTATACGTTAAACAATCTATCGACCGTGACTACGTTATCGATATCAAAGACTTCGATATTATCTTATATCTAAAACGTCAATTAGAACAAGACTTACGTGACGAATTAGCTCGTGCAATCTTAGTTGGTGACGGTCGTGAGAAGACTGACCCAATGAAAATTCGTGAAGACCGTATCCGTCCAATTATCAAAGAAGCACCATTCTATCGTATTGAGTTAACAGCTAGCACAGTAAATGACTTATTTGCTGCAGCGATTAAAGCTCGTAAACACTATCGTGGTGCTGGTGGATACACTGCATTTATTCACCCAGACTTATCAGCAGCTATTCGTTTATTACGTAAAGCTGACAACACATTCTGGGGTGGATTGTCTCCAATGGACGACGCACAAGTTGCTCGTGTGTTAGGCGCTAAAGATATTTGCGAAACTACTTTAGTTCCTGAGAAAGAAGTACTTATGTTAAACCTTTCTGACTACTCTATCGGTTTAGATAAAGGTGGACAAATCACTAACTTTGAAGCATTCGATATCGATTTCAACAAACACAAAATGTTAACAGAAACTCGTTTATCTGGTATGATTGATGCACCTAAATCTATCATCCATATCAAAGTTACTACTACTGGCGAAATCTCTGGTGTAACTGATACGAACAAAGATGCTATCGACACTTACAATGCTGAAGAGCAAAAAGTGAAAGACGCAGCTAAAGAACGTGATGAATTCGAAGCTGGTGAACGTAAAAAAGTGGGAAAGCCAGCTCCAGCAGCAACATCGGGGGAGAACCACCTAGGATAGAGTCTAACGTGGCTGAAGCGGGAACAGGTAATAAAACTTTCGAATATCCTAATATAGGAATATATATCACGACATTACCAGATGGTAGATGGATGGTAGACTCGAAAACTTCGAACCTAACCGGTATTAACCACGGAACTGACTTTATCGAAAAAGCAGACATCGTACAGGCTAATGACACAAATGTTCCAGTTCGCGTACTTAATGAGTATGTCATTAAAGTCGTTAACATGGAACCTTCATTAGTACCTAACGACACTGACACATTGTAGGTGACCTATGAGAGTCTCTAGCATTTTAGGTGTATCATTGGGTCAAGTAGAGGACACACAACACCCAGGAGTATTCTCCGACGCTATGAAAGAAATTCCGGTTACTGGCCTTCTCTTACGGGAGGGTCAGTATCCTAATAGGTCGGTAGAAGGAACTGTAACCAACGTAGCTCTACAAAACCGTATCTCAATCGTTATGGATTCTAGGATTGAGAAACATATCTTCAATATCCGATGGGCGACTTTCGAAGGTGTGAAATTCGCTGTAACATCGATTGAAGTAAAACGCCCTCGTATTGTATTAACTTTAGGAGGTGTGTACAATGAATCTACTGGAGAAGCGCAAGCAACTTCACTCGAAGCTCAAAATGGCTTCTAATAACGTATACTTTAATCCGCCGGCTAACATCCAGCTTAAGTATCCGTGTATCATTTATCACCTATCCAATACTCAATCTCTCTTCGCAGAGAACTCCCGCTACCAAACGCAGTATAACTTTCGGTTAACCGTGTTAGATACTGCAGCGGACTCAGAGTTAGTGGTGAAACTATTGGAAATCTTTCCGACAATGGATATCGTGAGTCAACACATCAGTGATAGACTATACCACACATATCTAGATTACAAAACATTTTAGGAGGAATACACACTAATGACAAAATTAGTATTCGACGCGGTCCAAGACCGTAAATATGAAAATGGTATCTCAAACGTGGCTTTATTCGTTTCTGACGGACAAAGCTGGTACAAAGAAGGTGTGGCTTGGAATGGTGTTTCTAAGTTCGCTGAACAACCTGAAGGTGGAGAAATCACTGCTATCTACGCTGATAACATTAAATACTTATCACTAGTTGGTGCTGAAAACATTAAATTCTCTATCGAATGTTACACTTACCCAGATGAATGGGCAGAATGTGACGGAAGTGCATCTTTAACTAAAGGTGTGAACATTGCTCAACAACCACGTAAATCATTCGCAGCAGCGTATATTACTAACGTGGCAACTGAAGCAAACCCTTCATTAGGACGTAAATTACACTTATTATATGGATGTAAAGCATCTCCATCAGAACGTTCTTATGAAACTATCAATAATGACCCAGCTGCAATGCAATTCTCTTACTCAGGTGAATGTACTCCAGTTGCTGTTGATATTGAACAACACCGTCCAACAGCTTTAATCACTATCGATGAAGTAGAAGTTGGAGCAGACAAATTCAAGAAAGTCTTAGACTTCGTTTATGGTAACGAAACTAAGAACGCTAAAATGCCTAAACCAGGTGAAGTATTTAAATTAGCTAAGGGAGAAGAGGTAGCTTAATATGTTAAAACATCAAGTATCTTACAAAGACTTTGACAATAAGAGTGTGAAGGAAACATTATGGTTTAATCTTACACCACGCGATTCAGCAAAACTAACAATCAAATACGGAGATTTAGTAGCTTATGTTAAGAAAATCGAAAAAGAGAAGGACGCCGCAGCAATGATGGTGTTAATCGAAGACTTAGTGTTAACTGCTTATGGGGAACGTTCAGAAGATGGACGCCACTTCGTACGTAACGATGAAATTCGTGAGCAATTCAGTTACTCATTAGCTTTTGAGGCACTATTAGGTGACCTATATTCTGACGAAAAGAAAATGAGTAAATTCTTTGATGCACTCTTGAAACCACTAGTAACAAGCGCAGGTAAATAACCATGAAACCACAAATCAATAGAACTGTCCCAACAGTGGACGATTTAGCTATTGCACTAACTGAGGGTAAGTTTGGGGATTTCGAAGTCCGTAAACAAAACCTCGGTGCGAAGTATGAGTCAATTCAGGCGTTGGCGAATTTATCTTACGGTATTGAGTCCCGTGAGAATGTTGTCCGTTTACTCCGTGAAGCCGTTGCTGATGGTATCTATGGACAAGAGGAAACTCTCCGTCAACGTCTAGGTGACTGGTACGACGATGTAGTTAAACAATAGGCTAACTTAAAACTTAACTTAATTGTGAGGGGTGTTGAAATATACACCTCTTACTTTTTTTAGAAAGGAGAGATTGTTTAATGCTCAGAATTGACATCGGTACCACTGAGTATTGGGATGAACAGAATGAAGTCTTCGTCATGTCGGATGCGGAAGAAGTGTATGAGTTTGAACATTCATTATATACAGTTGCCCTATGGGAAGCACAATATAAGAAACCATTCCTAAATCCGCATAATGACATTACTGACGAAGAACTTATGGGTTATATCTTAATCATGGGATACAGACAACCCATAGACATTAACAAGCTGACAGCCGAGCATTTGCAAGAAATACTACAATACATGAATTCTGAACAGACCGCTACAACAATTCAGCGTGGAACAGAGACACCCACTCAGAAGATTATTACGACAGAAGAACTCTATGCATCGATGTTTGAATTGGGTATCGATGTGACTTGTGAGCATTGGCATCTCTCTAGATTTCTCACCTTGGTACAAGTTATGGCTATTCGTCAAGGCGGTGGCAAGAAGATGAGCACACAAGAAGTGCAAGCTCAAAATGCCGCATTAAACGCTGCTAGACGTAAAGCTTTAGGCACGAAAGGGTGATAAAGTGAAGACTGGTATTTACCAATCACAAAGCTGGGCTGATGACCCAGTGCTCATTAGAGCTATAAATAGTGACTCTAAAGGTAAGATGAAGCGATATGGTCAACGGGGTGTAGATAGTCTTAAGAAGAATACACCAAAGCGTTCAGGACAAACCGCAAATGGTTGGTTCTACCGTCTTATTGAAGCCAAGGACAGTACATGGGAACTAGAGTTTTGCAACGATGCACACCCGGAGTCTCCCTTGAATATCGCAACGCTTATTGATAGGGGTCACGGTACACGTACTGGTGGATATGTTCCACCACATCCATTTATTTATCAGTCACTGGAGGGTGTCATGAACATGCTCTGGTTTGACATTACAAAGGAGTTGTTTTTATAGATGTCTAGTACAGAACGTAACTATAAGGTTACAATGGACAAAAGTGATTTTGACTCCAAGGCGAAGGGGCTCTTAAGCTTCTTCAAGAAGATTGACGCCGACGGTAAGAAGTTATCTTCTATGGATACTTCGGGTTCGGTTAAAGGTCTTAAGAATATCCACGACGCCGCTAGGAATGTAAAGTTTGATAACATTACTAACGGGTTTGATACAATGCAAGCTTCAGCTAGCCGTAGCACGCAACTCATCAACGGGTTTATTATGGGTGTCGGCATTCAACTATCTAACTTAGCTGGACAGGCTGTTCAAACAGGATTGAAAATCGGGGATGCCCTAACGTTCAAAGGGGCTAGAGATGGTTTCCATGAGTACGAATTAAATATGGACTCTATTCAAACTATCTTAGCGAACGCTCCTGGGGAAACAACTAAATCGGTAAACGCGGCACTTGACGAATTGAATAAGTATGCCGATGACACGGTGTATAAGTTCTCTGATATGACGTACGCTATCGGACGTTTTACCGCAGCTGGTAATGACATGCAAACGTCTATTAAGGCGATTAAAGGTCTTTCAAACTATGCTGCGTCAGTAGGTGCTTCACCAGAAATCATGAAGAACGCCTATACGCAAATCTCACAAGCCTTATCAGCTGGTAAGTTCCAAGCGGTTGACTGGATGTCAGTACAAAACGCTAACTTGGAATCTGCTGGTTTGAAAAAGAAACTTGTAGAGAACGCTATTAGACGTGGGGACTTACAAGAGTCTGACCGTGACGAAGTATTAAGTAACTTCCGTGGGTCACTTGGGGATAAGGATACTAGAGGTTGGTTAAAAGCTGACAACTTCTTATCTGCAATGCAAGAGTTCGCTGAAGACCCTGCGATGCTAGATGCTGCGACTAAGGTTCGTACGTTCAGTAAATTAATCGATACCTTACAAGAGTCGATTGGTTCTACATGGACGTCTACTTGGCGTATCTTACTTGGTGACTTTGACCAAGCTACGGAATTATTCACTAATATTAGTAATGCAGTCGGTGGGTTTATCTCTAAGATGAACGAAGGCCGTAACCAATTACTAGACGGTTGGCTTAATAAGCTAGGTGGACGTAAAGACGTACTTGACGGGTTTGCTAACGTCCTAAAGTACATTGGTGAAATCGCAGGTGTCGTTGCTAAAGTATTCCGAGAGTTCTTCCCGGCGAAGACCGCTGAGGACCTAAAGAAATCCTCAGGTGCTTTCTTAGAATGGTCTAAAGGGCTTCATCTTTCATTAAGAAATCTGACGCGACTTCAAGACGCTCTTCGTGGTTTCTTCAGAGTCGTTTCGATTGTTCAAAATGGAGCAAAATTCATTGCTAAATCTTTCCTAGACATGATTCCATTCAAAGGTATTGGTAACTTGTTACTTTCCGTAGGTGGTGCATTCGGGAAACTAATTACTGCTATCGTTACTGGGTTTAATAAAATCCATGGACAATCAGCGAAAGCAGAAAATAGTATATCTATCTTCAAACGTATAGGTACACTATTAAACAATATCCTAACGTGGTTAGCGGGTAAGCTCACAGAGTTCGTTTACAAGTACTCATGGTTCTTTGAACGTCTAGGTGAGATAGCCGCTAAAGGTTGGGATAAATTACAAGAGTGGAACCATAAGGTACTCGATGGTATTAAAGGGTTCTGGGAATTCATGAAACCATACTTCAGTAAAGTCGGAGAATTCCTAAAACCACTTATGGACTCCCTAGGCCAAATGCTAAATACGAACCTTACTGCCGAAAACTTCGACAGCCTATTGAACACTATTGGTAAAGCTATTAGTGACTTCTGGGGTTGGATTAGTGGACTAGGCGGAGGTGCATGGGAGCAAATCACATGGATTGCTGGAGTATTCGGCAAGATGTTCGAAGGCTTCGGTAAGACTACAAGCGAAGTTAATGTGTTAGACCGATTAGGCGAAGCACTTAAGAAAGGCGCTCAAAAACTAGGGGAAGGCTTTAAAGCGATTGAGCAAAGTATTAACTCTACTACAATCGGTAAAGCGTTTAACTTAGCCGTCGCTGCTCTTATCTCAGCATGGGCGTTCAAGATTACTAAATCAATCAAGAAAGTCAATGCAACTATCGAAGAGATTTCATTAATCTCACAAGCAATCCGTAAACCGTTTATCGACTTAGGTAACTCATTTAAAGTCGTAGGTAAAGCTATGGCGCAAAACTTAAAAGGTGCGGCGTTCGTACAATTCGCATTCGGTATTGCGGTTCTATCTGGTGCACTATGGGTGTTATCAACCATTCCTGCTGATAAAGCCTTAGTTGCTGCTACAATCATGGGTCTAGTATTCTTAGCGTTTAGCAAGATGCTTAAGACTATGGACGGTACGCTTAAAGACGTATCAGGTAAACAAATCTTACAATTAAGTGCATTCGTGTTAACTTTTGGTTGGGCGATGCGTAATATTGGTAAGACAATGTCTGAAATCGGACAAATGCAACCTGACCAATTGTTACGTGCTACAGGCTCAGTTCTTGTTCTATTGACGGCGCTTGGTGCTATTATTACTCTATCCAAACTATTTGATGTAGAAGGTGGTATTAAAGGTGCTGTTGGGTTAGGTCTTTCGGTTAACTTACTTATGATTCCTATTAAAATCTTAGGTGAGATGGACCCAGGTAAGCTACAACAAGGTTTACAAACTGTTCAGCAATTATTAATCACTATTGGATTACTATTAATAGCTATCCAATTACCTGCTAAACTTGGAGGTAGTCTAAAGAGTGCTGCTGCTACATTCCTAATGCTTGGTGTTGCCGTAAGTTTAATGGTTATACCTATTGGTGTATTAGGAAATATGGAAGAGGGCGTCCTTAGACGTGGTGTTATTACGACTATTCTATTAATGACTGCATTTGCTGGTTTAACCGCTATTATCAACTACGTAAGTAAATCTGCTATGTCATGGTCATCCGTGGCTATGCTAGGTATGCTTGCAGTAGCTGTTAATATGATGGTGTTGCCGGTAGCGGTATTAAGCATGTTAGACTCATCTAAAGTAGGGTCCGCGACGAAGACGCTTATTCTACTTATGGCTACATTGACCGGTGCGGTCGTGGTTATTTCGAACCTACCAGACCCTTCAATCGGTATGCTTAAGTTGCTTGGTATGACTGCAATTATGACATTGATATCTATCCCGCTTGGGCTATTATCGCTACTTGCTCCACAAAATGTTCTAGCATCTGCTTTAGCATTAGGTGGTGTAATGTTAGCTATGTCAGTAGCAATGCGTATTATTGCGGGTATGCCTATAACTGGTATAGCTAAGCTTAAAGGACTTATCCTGGTAGCAGGGTCACTTGCGGTTCTATCATTAGGTCTTGCTACCCTGGCTAATATTCCTGCAGACAGTTTAATCCGTGCGGGTATTGCTATGACGGTACTTATGGGTGGACTATTATTAGTAGCTGGTATCGTAGGTGCTATTCCACAAGTAGCCACAGGTTTAACTGTATTGGCAGCTTCGATTGCTACAGTTGCTGCTGGTATTGGTGGAGGTGCGTTCTTATTTGGTGCAGGGGTTGCGTTAATCGTAGGTTCTGTTGCATTATTACTTAATGCTATTAAAGGACTTATTCAAATATTCCCACAAGTAGGTAATAGCTTGGCTGACGGTATTAATAGTATCGCCGACCAAACACCTAGAATTGCAGAAGGTCTAGGACGTCTATTTGATAACCTAGGTAATGCTGCACCGATGCTGGCTGCTAAACTTTTAGGAATGTTAGGTAAGGTATTTGTCGCTGCTGTTACGGCGCTACCTTCATTCTTAATCGGAGTGTTTAGCGGACTTGGTACATGGATTAGTACTGCCTTTGAAGAACAAGGACCAACTATCGCATTAGGTGCTACAAACATGCTTAAAGGTGTTATTAAAGCATTCGGTAGTATGATTGCAGGTATCATGCGTTTGATTAACGAAGGACTTATTGGGTTCTTAAAACATGTCCTTGGTGGATTACCTATTGTGGGTGATATGCTTAAAGGCACGATGGAAGCCATTGAGAACGGTGCTAAAGGTGTCGAAGAAGGTTTCGCGAATATGGCTAACAATATCGTTGGTGGGTTCCACGCGGCATTCCATAATAACAGTCCTGCTGATGTTGTTGCTAAAGAGCTAGAACTCATTAACAACATGCCTATGACCGATGTTGGTGCTAAGAAAATGGCTGAGTTATTAGCTGGTTTCGCTCCTGAGAAACACAGAGGTGAAATCCAAAGTCAAGTAGCTCTAATGTTCCAAGGTATTGCTAAGAAGGGCGGTACGTACCAAGAAGGTATGAACATGGCCTACGAATTCGTACGTGGCTTGAAGAACAGCGGTAAGTTAACCGAAGATGAAGCTATCCGTATGATGACGTTATTCTCTGCACAATTGAAGAAACAAGACCTTGCCACTCTTGGCCAAGAGAAGGGTAAAGAAGTAGCTCAGGGTGTTGCTCAAGGACTTAACCTTCCTGAGAACATAGCCGGTATGGACGTTAAGAAACTTATTCAAGATAAGATGAATACGGGTGCGCCTATTGATTCGTCAGCTATTGTTAATCAGCTGAAAGAACAATTCGCGGCAAGCGGTCAAGAAGTTCCACAAGAATATATTGACCAAATTACGAAGAATTTACCTGGCGCTGACACCAGTGGGTTACTCGCTAATGCTACAGAGGTCGGTAAACAAGCAACTCAAGCGGCTGCTGATGGTGTTGATGCTAATGCGGTACCTGCTAAACTAGCTGAAGGTTTATCTTGGGGTGCTGAAGGTGTGCAAACTGCAATAAGTAATGCATTTACTGCTGGTCAAGGCGTATCCGTTAACTGGAGTACTGGGGTTCTAAGTAATGACCCTAATACTTGGTTCACTGATGCCGCTGCTACTTTCAGTACTCAATCTAGTGCTATGGCCGCAGAAGCACAAACGCAAGGGGATGCCACTTCAGGCGGGTTCGAAGGCGGTGCTCAAAGCCACGTTAGCGGTATTGCTAGTATCTTTACAGGAATTAAGCGTGATACCGAAAGTACCTTAAACAGTATCGATGCTAAATCACCGGGTGACAAAGCCGGAAGTAACTTTACTCTTGGTATCAGTGGCAATATTGGTAAAGCAAGAGCTGCCAGTGTGAACATGGGTAGCAGTGCTAAGACTGGATTGTCTGGCTCTACTTCAGGTACTTATGGTATCGGTTCGTACTTTGGTCAAGGGTTCGTACAGGGTGTAAGTTCTTGGGCACAAGCTGCTGCGAACGCTGCTTCCGCAATCGGTAATGCTGCAATGAGTGCTTTACGTTGGGTCGGTATCGTACGTTCACCTTCTAGAGCAATGAAGAAAATCGGTTCTTACTATGGTGAGGGTGCTGTTATCGGTTTAGCTAGCTGGATTGATGAAGCTAAGAATACGGGTGAACAATTCGGTCAAGCGATTCTTGAGGCTGTTGATATGGCGCAAGGGCTTGATGAGCAACCTGTATATGAACCAAAGATTCGTCCTGTTATGGACTTGTCAAATGTGGATAAATGGAGTCCACAAAACTATAATGCCTTGTTGAGTGTCGACCCTGTAACTGGTGGTCCAAAAGCTCAAAATGGAGGCAATTCCATTAGTAACGTGGTCAACGTGACAGTGAACGGAAACGCCAACGAGACTACGGTTCGAGAAATCGCATTCGAAGTTGACCGTATCCTAAAAAATCATGCTGAATCACAACAAATGTCGAAAGGATTGTATAGAGGATGGTAGATTTATTCCCGGGGGAATTTTTTATAAACGGAATTTCCGCCTTTAAAGAATTTAAAACTATCATACAAGACCGTCCTGATATTATGGCTCCAAAGCGTAAGATGAACCCGATTTCGCCTTACGCTTTCAACGGGGCTGCTTATCAAGACGAGCATGCGTATGAGAATACAGAGCTTACTCTTAATTTAGCTATATTAGCCCATGAGGAGGACCGTGCTCAGTATCGTAGAAAACTGTTTTACGCACTATCTACTGGTGGTTACGTGGATATGGAATTCTATTTCGACCCGGGCGTAATTTACCGTTGTGCCTTAGTCGAAAACTATTCGTATGCGAACAAGTATTTCTACGACGGACTACAGACTACTGAAATCAAACTATCTGTAGCTCCATACAAAACAAAGAAAACGAACGATGTTTCACTGATTAGTAATCGTATTAGACTACATAACGAAGTTGATTATCCTGGTAACTTCTTCACTAGTTTCCCTACTTTCATAGTAAAAGGTTCCGGTGAAGTGACTATTAGGGCTAGGTTTGGTAATAAATCACAAGAATACCGGTTAGTTAATCTAGAACCAACAGTACCTATCGTTATCGACAACGACATGAAGCTTGCTTATGAGTTAGACTACTCTGGACCGTATACAGGCGCGGTTGAACGTAATGCCAACCTGAAATTAAAGTCTAGAGAATTCATGCAAATTCCGGAAGCATATACTGTAGAGACTGTTGGTACAGTAGTTGAATTAACTGTTAAACCGAATTGGAGGACATTAGTATGATACCTATTCTATTCGCAAAGACGTGTAAAGTATGGCCTGACGACTTTCAAAATAATGGTCTTGGACTTATTGCGCACGCCTTAAAATGCGAAGTTACAGAGGAACGTAACGGACCTCTTGAACTAGAGCTGACGTATCCTTCTAATGGACCGTTGGCTAAAACATTTGACTTTCATCAGCTTATTCTAGCAAAGCCAAATAACGTAGATGATGACCACTTATTCCGTATTTACGATATTAGTAAGGATGTGACAAGTGGAACAATCACCGTTAATGCGTATAGTCGTACCAATGACTTAGGTAGTTCTATGGTTGGTGACGTGACGTCAGTTCAACGTGACCCACAGGCTGTATTGGACTTAATGCAGAAGAAGATGATTAATAAGCTTCCATATGAGTTCACTATGCATACTGATATCCCTGCTAAAGATACAGAGGTGGATATTTCTGAGTATAAATACAAGAACCCACTTGAGTGTTTAGTAGGTACTGAATGGTCATTTATTCACCGATTTGGAGGAGAAGTTCGACGCAGAAACACGGGTATTGATATCCTAGGTAAACGTGGATTTGACCGTGGTAATGTTGTACGACCGGCTAAGAACTTAGACGGGTTCAAATATAACATTAGCGCTAAAGGTCTGGTTACTGCTATTTTACCATGGTGTAAATATGTTGACGATAAACAAATAGAACATATCGTTGAAGGCGACGTTGTAATGTCTAAACATGTTAATGATTATCCAATTGTATTCTTCCAATCAATTGATTTCTCACAAGAGAAGATTGACAAGAAAGACGGGACACAAGAAGATATTAAAACTAAAGAACAACTGATGAACCACCGTAAGGTTAAACATTGGTTCTCTAATCATGATAATATCGATAAACCTAATACGTCAGTTGACGTTAACATTAAACAGCTAGCTGATACGGGATATTATTCAAAAGCGACGTTAGCAGAACTAGAGCAGTTTAGTGTCTGTGACACTGCTACGTTCTACGTACCGAGCCTTGAAATCGATATGTCTATGAAACTCACTAAGATTAGATTTGATGTATTAAGTGAAAAGACTGTTGAGTTATCTGCGGGTAGTACTCACAGTAGCTTATATGAGAAAATCACAGTGGACACGAACACGAAGAAACTTGAGGAGTTAAAGTCATATACTAAACAAATTGAGTCTAATTTACGTGAGTATGTAACCACAGCTACTAATGGCGTTAATAAGGTATATTACACTTCTGAGCTTCCTGCAGGTAATGACCACAAAGTCGGTGATATTGTATGGCATCAAGAGAACAGTGACAAAACTCAACTATATGTATGGGACGGTCATGCTTGGGTTGCTGAAGCAAAACCGCTTGATAAAGAGAAGATTACTGAGGCTGTGAATAATGCTGTAAAAAGTGCTCAGGACAAACTCCGTTCTGATGTTAACAACGATTTAACTCAAACGCAACGGCATTTAGAGGAACAAATTGACAATGCTCGTAGAGCTAATGCTAGAGAAACCGATAGGTTAGAGTCACGTATTACTAACGTCGATAGTAGCTCTAAGGTAAGCATTAGTGAAATCAAAAATGAACTTGGACAGCTTTCCACTAAAGTGATAACCAGCGATGGGTTTAAAACAAACCTTGTATCGACACTACAAACAGATACGGGTATTGTCACGGATATTGTTAATAACATGATGATTGGTGGTTCTAAGAACTTAATTGATAATCCTACGAACTTCACTTATTTCACTGACTCACATAACCTTATTTCCGCAGAGGGACAATCGGTAACTATGATTGACCCACTTAGAGATTCGGATGTTGAAGGATATAAGAAGATTGAGGTATCAGTACGTTCTAAGGACTTGGTTAACGGTTATGGTAAGAACCCTTGGAACTCATTTACTGCGTATGAAACCGGGGTTAAACTAAAGTTAACGAAGAAACTAGAGGCGGGTAAGAAATACACTCTATTTTACAACTTAACTAAAGAGTCAAAAATTATACCTGACGTTAAGAATCTACTGTTTAACACGTACAATAAGGTAAATCCTACGTCAACATTGGCTAACGTAAACCCTAAAGTAACCAACGCATACGACGTAGAACAGAAGACCACGGGTACTGTACTTACGTTTAGTAACGAAGATATTAAAAACGCTGAGAAACAAACCGGACATTACGGGTTCTACTGGAAACTAACTAACCCATTACCAATCGGTAAGTATGTGTTATCATTTGCAACTAAAGGATTATATAAAAACCTTAGAATTGACTATTTAGATGAAAATACTAAAACGGTTAAACTCGGTGTTCTTAATCTTTTTGGTAGTGGTATTCGTCCAGAAGAATACACCCCTCAATGGAGTTTCAATAATGTACCTATTGATATTACAAGTGAGTTAGCAAACAGAGTCGCATATATTCGGATTTGGATTAACGGTCCGCAAACTAACAAGTTTATATTCGGATATATGATGGTTAAGAAAGAGGCCGAGCGTGAATTACACAGTATTGGTGCTACACCAACGTCATGGTCTCCGGGTAGTGATGACTACAACGTACCTAGAATTGCTGAGTTCTGGGGCAGAGATAAGGAGTCTAATTGGCCTATCCGACTAAACGGTGGTCTTACAAATCTTACTCCCGGAACTGAACAGTTAACCACGTTTACTACCGGACCTTCTGACGATGTATCTAAACAAGAAGTTACAATCAACTTGCCGGATGAAAACGCAGATTACAAGTTATGGAATTGGGTACTTATGGAAGGTGATTGGACTAAGGAAGACATTGTCAATGGTGACGTCGACGGTGTTAAGAAACCATTATCTCGTTTAATCGAGAAGAAACTTGCTGACTCATGGGCTATCTCACACTTAAACAGTGCAGGTGACCTTGTGTCACAGATTAACTTAAACAAGTCTGGTGTACGTATCAAAGGTGAAAATATCTTATTAGACGGTGACGTACAGGTGTCGGGTAAGGCATTCCTAGATGGTGCTGTGATTAAGAACGGCTCTATTGGTACCGCTCAAATCGCAGATGCAACTATCACTAATGCTAAAATTCAAGGGCTTGATGCGTTGAAGATTACAGGTCTAGAGGCGGTTATCGGTAAGGTTGTAACTCAGGATTTAATCGCGGACCGTATTAGCGCTAAGCAGTCACTACGAATTGGTGATGATGCGTGGTTGTATCTACGCAACGGTATGTTACAAATTCAAAAAGGTAACGGCTCCAATACTAACTTATCCATTGAAGTTTCCGGACGTATCCTTGGACCTACATGGTTATATGGAAGACCTAGTAAAATGAAATACGTTCCGGTCATGACTAACTCATCATGGGATGCTGCAGTCGAGGGTATAAATGGATATCCTGCAGTATACGGTATACGTTGGATGGGTCTTGTAACATGGAAGTCGGGTACGTATCTACATGTGGACGATGGTAGTACGACTAACCACCACTACTATGTACAGCTTACGAAAGCTGAAGACCAAGGTAATATTGAGAATGGATTGAGAGGTTAATATGGAAGATAAAGAAAAGTATTTATATGTAATTGAAAAACTTACTACTGAAGTCGCAGCTGGTAAAGTTCATATCGCTGAGCTTGAATACAATATTGCTGTACTTGAGCGTCAAATTCGTATTCTGGAGAATAACCCAGATAAAGAAGATACAGCGGAGTAGTAATTTGGAGCCCGTGTACTATACATGGGTTCCTTTATTTTTAATTCGCAAAATTTACATTGGATAGTATGAAAGGTAATAAACCTTAATATAGAAATGGAGAGATTAAAAATGGAAAAATTTATTAATTACTTAGAAAAAGAAAATAAAGGTTTAACAGAAAAAGTGGAAGAATTAGAAATGACAATTCGTAGATTAGAGTTAGAAAAACAAGAATCAGAAAGTCAATTAAATACTGCATTGTGGTTAGCTATTACCGCATTGGGTGTATTGACGTTTGCAGCATTGAAATATTTTAACGTAATCTAAGGAGAAGTTTCTGCTTCTTCTTTTTTGTCGTAGAAAATACATGCCTTATAATGAAACAAAATAAAAAATTAAAGGAGATGTTTCAAATGTTAAATTTTGAAGAGGCAAGAAAACTCGTTGATGAGTATGTTAAGGACCACAAGGAGTCATTTACAGAAGATGATATAAGAATTGGAGTTATGAGTATTAAATTCAATTACGATATTAATGGATTAAGAGATGACGACCTAAGGTTAAAAGCTACTATGATGGGTATTGTTGCCGCATATTCATACATTGAGGAATTATCCTATAAAGGTGAAGATTCAGGAGAAGCTTAGGCTTCTTCTTTTGTTCGTAAGATATACATAGGTTATGATGAAAGGAGATGATTTATTATGGAACAAATCGTAGGATTATTAGCAAACTTAGTATGGTTAGTTATTGGAATGATTATTTTAGGAGGTATGATGATTACTTATGCCGCTATACAAAGAATCAAGAAATGGGCTAAACATTTTAAAGGAGCTAAGAATGCAATTAAAGATTTAGATGTTCATGTTAAAGGAATCATGAGAATTAAGTAGGGAGCGCATAGCTCTCTATTTTTGTCGAAAAATATACATAGGTTAATATGAAACAAAATAAAAATTAAGGAGTTGATTAATATGAAACTAGGAACATTATTGGACCAGTTAGATGTTAGAGAGGCTTTGGATAATATAGAAATCGATGATATTTATTATATTGACGATGAAGAAGATTTACAATTTACTACAGAAGTAGCTAAAGATACTAAAGAACGCTTCGAATCAATAATTAAAGGATTTAATGATTATCTAATTGAAGAAGGTTTTACTCTAGACATTATAACATCTAAGGATGTATTAGTACAATTAATTATTGGACTTACAGTTGGAGAAGCTTAGGCTTCTTCTTTTTAGTATTCGTATTTTTTACATACGCTAGTATGAAACACCAAAAAAAACAATAAAAATTAAAGGAGGACGTTTCAAATGAGTAAAAAGAACAATGTTAAAGAGGTTGTAGAAAACACTGAGGTTAAAGTAGACATTAAGGATACAAAAGCTAAAGTCAGTGATTGGACCGTTAAGAAAGTGGAACAAGCAAAAGAAGCTGGTAACAAAGTAGTTAATTTTGTTAAGCGAAATGCAGTTCCGTTCGGAGTAGGTGCAGTTACAGGATTAGCAATTGGATTCAAGATTGCGTTTACTGGAGCTCGTGAAGAAGATTTTATCGACGACCTAGATGAAGAAGACGTTGATTTAGGAGAAACAGTTGAAGATTTAGTTGCAGTTGGTGACGTTGATGAGGACGAGGAGGATTAATCCTCTTCCTCTTTTTTTCGAATATTATACATACCCTATTATGAAAAAGGAGATGATATTTATGATGTTAATGTTTTTTACTATTGTGGGTTTAATTGTCACTATTATTAAATGTGTACTAAAATTAAAGAAATTGGTACCTAAGTTTATTAAAGGTGTACAAGATAGACAGAATGGTAAGTCAGTCAGAAAAAATGTCAAAATCAAAGGGAGCAAATAGCTCTCTTCTTTTTCGCACGAAATACATGTCCTATAATGAAAGGAGTGATTATATGGAGTTAATTTATTTAGGCGCATTTTTACTGATGTGGTACGGTATTGGAAAATGGGTACTGGAGGCAGTAAGATTGGTAACTGATGGATTTGCACACATTATTAGTTCAATCCGTGGAGAAGCTTAGGCTTCTTCTTTTTATTCGCACATTTTACATATCCTATATTGAAAGGAGATGATATTTTATGGTAACAACAATTGTATTCGGGATTTTAATCGTTTGGGGGAGTTGTAAAGCACTCGCATTTGGAGTGAAAGCAATCGTCAAAGGATTACAAGATGTTTTAGGAATTACAGTTGAAGTAAGCGATAAAACACAACCAAAATCTGAGGAAGCTTAGGCTTCTTCTTTTTATT